GGTAAACCTCTCCCCCAGCACAGTAACTACAACATTGCCGTCTTCAGGTAATGATGCAAAACTGTACTGGTAATGTCCATGGAAACCAGACGCTTAGAAATACCCTCCAGCTTAGCTAGCCCGGTAAAGAACCTGGTTGTACCATCGACCCTTGTAAACATGAAGTGGCCTTTGAATCCAGCATCGGCCAACTCCATTAGCAGCCTCCTACAAATGTAGTCCATTTTTGGATGCTCACCAGAAAAGCTGATGAGCTTTTGGATACGGTGTGATGCCAAATCAGGCACATACCGTTCATTGTAGCAAAGGCTACGCAAACATTCCCATAATGGCTTATGAACATACCCGTCTTTCCAGTAATGTCCCAGGAAATGTGGGGTTCGCTCATAGGTAATAACTGACTTCTCGACACTGAGCTTCATTGAGAAGGCCCGTTCGAACTCCGCTGCCGCCTCACTCAGATTTAACGGCTTTGGAGCGGAGAAGACAGAGTCATCACCCAACACCATTATCATGTTACGCGCAGGCACGAAATGCAGTTGGAGAATGGTAATGTAGTTTATTAGGATGAAGTTAACCACACTACCAACCAATTGCGTGAAGTAACTACCACTTGGTATCCCAGAATGCTTCTGGTAAATATTACCATCCGGCATTAAAATGGTGGTGTGAATGAAATACCTCACCATTGCGTCCCAAGCAGCTTCGTCTGAACGCGTCATCGTTGGGAAGTTGGTTTTCAGGATCCTGAAAGCCAAGTTGATCAATTTTGGATGCACACTAGCGTCAAACTTGGAAAAATCCAATGAATGCTTAACGCCAGAGTTTGCAATATCCAAAAGGCCAACACCTAGCTTCCATTTGCGCTTTCCAATCGCCATAGGCGACTGTGTTTCGCAACTAAAGTGATCAATGAGGGGACGTGCAAAGAGTGACTCAAAAATAGTCATCTCAATTGGATATCCCCATACCAACCTAGTTTTCGGTCCCTTTTCACCATGTTGGACACGCGTGTAAGCGACACATGGAGGCAGGTCACCATACCACTTCTTTCTAAAGCGATATAACGCCCGATCATACGCCTGCTCAAACACACGTTCCTTCTTAGTGAAGAATGGGTACCCCGAACTCGTGCTAAGCCGCAGTGAAGACTTAATTTCCAGCTTTTGCGAAATGTCCGCGACTGCAAGATTACCTCCCCCAAAGACAGAGAACGCAATCCTGACTGCACGTCCAAACGCACCTGGTTCAGGGTCAAACTTACGCCTCTCCCCATATCTTTCCAATGCAA